TTATGCGGCGTGGTCGATGCGTTGTTTGATGGCGCTGACGCCGATGAGCGCGCCGGCGAGGATGCCGAGCGCGTTGAGCGTGGTCACTATCGCGTCCACGTGCGGCCAGCCCCATGCGGGGCCGACCGTGTTAACGAACACGGCGAGTGCGGGCAGGACGATGAGGCCGAGCCATTTGAGCACATCGTAGACGCGGCTGGGGATGAGCCAGTCTGGCACGTCATGGGTGACGTCGATTGTCTCGGGCCAGTCGCCCGTGTCGATGCCGGGGAGTGTTTCGCCGGTGTCGGCCGGGTTTTTGCTGTCGGTCATGTTTGCTCCGATCAAAGAAAGGATGATGATGGGTGGTGCCGCCGTCGGGAGTGACGGCGGCACCGGTTGGTTTAGCGGCAGGTCACCACGTCACCGGGGTAGTAGACGTTGATGTTGCCGGAGGGGACGGTGCAGCGGTTGACGTTGTAGCCGTGGGAGGTGGCGAACTCCCATACCGTGTCACCGTACTGGAGGGTCTTGGAGACCCCGTTGGACGGCGCGGTTGTGGTGCCGCCGTAGGTGACGACGTCGCCCACGTAGTAGCGGTTGATATCACCGGACGGCGTGTGCCACATGGACAACGGCCACGCGTTATACGCTACGGCGAGTCCCCAGATGGTCTCGCCCCACTGCATGATGTGGCTGATGCCACCCGTGTTGGTGTCGGCCGGGGGAGTGTTCGGCTGTGCGGGCGCGGCCGGTGTGGCCGGTGGCGTGGAGCCGCCGGTCGGGTTGGCGTACAGGTCCCACTGCCATGCGTCGCCGCGGAACAGGTTGAGATCGACGGGACTCCACGTGTTGACGACACCGGTGCCGCTGTACTGTCGCATGGCCTCGCCGTATGCGCCTATCATCCACGGATTGGCCTGATAGCCGGTCGGGCTCATGTTCGCGTATTGGGCGATCCACAAACCGTACCGGTCGCGGATGTCCTGCGGGATGGTGCCGGCGACCGGGCCGGTGTACAGCAACGGGCGCACACCGCCCGAAAGCCGTTCGCACTCATTCATGAATCGGCGTACCCAATCCCAGTCGCCCCATGCGGGGTTGTCGTCCATCTCCCAGTCGAGCGCCACGATGCCGTGACGCCAATAGTTGCTGGTGTTCCGCCAGAAGAATTGGGCTTCCGCCTCGGGGTTGCCGCCCATCGCGTAATGGTAGAGGCCGAACTTCTTGCCGCTGGCCTGTGCCTGGGCGATCATACGGTTGGCGTCGGTGTTGACGCCGGACACGAGGCAGTTGTTGTTGACTTGGCCCGTGCCCCATGTGGTGCCGACCACGATGAAATCGGCCTGCGTGTTGGCGATGTCGATGCCGCACTGCCAGTTGGACACGTCGATGCCCTGCATGTCGGCCATCGCCGCCGGGGCGACCGCCATGGAGACCGCGGCGACGAGCGCGGTCAGCGTCATGCCCACGCGCCGGTGCAGGCGTCCGTGTTTGTGTTTGCTTTTGTCGAGGATCTTCACATCCTCTCCTTCCCGCCCCGAGTCAAGGGGCAATAAAAAAGCCATCCCGGAATGGGATGGCTTTGAAAACCTGCGTGAAAATCAATGCCTGTGCGCGCCATGATTGAACACGATGACGAGCGCGAGCAGCAGCAGGTATATGCCTCCTGCGGTCAATGCCTGTCCTCCTGTATGTGCGCGTCGAGGATGTCGTTGCGCATTTCCGTGCCGACGCCATTGCCTCCCAGACCGTGGTAGGCGAGATATATGCGTTCGGCGGTCTGTTTCGCCTCGACGGTGCATACGCCGCCGTTGTCCACCATCTGCTGGTGCAGCAGTTCGAGCTTGCAGAACAACAGCTCCTTAACGCCCTCGTGCAGCGGGTCGCGCCTGTTGTCGATCCTGTCGAGCACCCATGGGACGAGCGCGCCGAAACCACCGGAACCGATGATGGCGACGATGATGGTGATTGCTTCCTGATTCACCTATGCCTTCTTACTCAGAACCACGGGTCGAGGAGGTTCTGCTGCACCTCCGCGCGGTATTCCTCCGGCACTTCGTCCAACGTCTTGCGTCCGGCCTTGACCAGACGGGTGTACATGCGGACCGCTGCGGCATGATTGAATCTAACCATTGTTCTCACTCCTTATCCTTGTTGTCGGCGGAATCGTCGGCGGTGTTCGTGCCGTCGTCGCTGGCATCGCCGCCATCGGTCTTGCCGGTGTCGGAATCGGTGGAATCCGTCGTATCCCCGTCCTCGCCTGCCATCAGGTCGGCCAGCAGTTGCGCGTTGTCCAGGCTTGCCTGTTCCAATGCGCTCACACGGTCGAGTACCGACTTGGAACTGGTCGTGTCACCCTCGAACAGGACGTCCGCCTGATCGATGGCCTCCTGTTCCATGAGCGGCAGAATCTGATAGGATTCGACTGCCGTGTACTCCACGTATTCCGGCTGGTTGTCGGTCGCCTGATGGGTGACGGTCCTGATGTTGCGGCGGATGCGGATGTCGGCCAGTCCGTCATCGCGGAGATGGTAGTCCACCTTTTCCAACGGTGTTGCGGAAGAGACGTTCTGAATCATCTGTTATCCTTTCTTTCGGCTTGCCGCGACGGTGTTTCTGGCGCGGCGGACGATTTGATCGACGTTGTTTCGACGCCGGTATTGGATGGAATCGCTGTTTTTGAGCCAGCCGTAGTAGCTGGCGCAACGGTATGCGAGCCGAAGACTCGTAGGGTTCCGCGCGTATCGGCGGAATGAGCGTCGTGCGCGCAGGAAGATGCCCGCCCTGACGCCGGTATGGTCCGGGTAGAAGGTGAAGCCCACCATGTCGATTGGCTCCACGCCGACGTGCTTGATGTTCCATGTGGGATGGATTTCGAGTCGGAGCGTGTTATGCAGGTAGGCGCGTATGCGTTTGACGGCGATGGTCAGGTCACGCTTCGATCTGCCGACCAGGAGAATGTCGTCCATGTAGAACAGCATGTGCGTGACGAGCCGCCTCGTGGTGGTTTCGCCTGTCCTGCGGTTCACGCGCTCCTTGCTTAGATGCCGTTCGCAGAAATGGTAGGCGTATGAGAGGTAATAGTTCGCGAGCCACTGGCTCAGATAGGAGCCGATGTTCAATCCGTCATCGCCCGCGTATTGGTCGATGAGATGGAACGTCAAATCCAGTAGCCGCCTGTCGCCCACGTCACGCGAGAGCAGGCGTTTCAACACTTCACGGCTGATGCTTGGATAGCATTTGCGTACGTCCAGTTTCACGAACGCTTTGCTGGATGGTTCGCGCACCCATCGTTTGATCGCGCGTCGCGCGTCGGCTATGCCCCTGCCAGGGATGCTCGCCGTCTGCCATCTGCCGACCTTCGCGCGGAACAATGGCATCAACGCCGTACCGCAGACGTAATCGTAGATCTGATGGCGGATGCTTTCGCGTCCGATAATGCGTATCTTGCCTGAGATCGGTTCCACACGGCGGAAGTAGCGGATGGGCGCGAACCTGTATTCGCCGCACCCTATCTCGTCTGCTATCTGCCGTGAAAGCGAATCCAAGTCGGGATGGCGGCTGAGGAAGTCGTTCACGTCCCTGCGGGAGCGTTTGCCGTTGAGGAACCGTTCGATGCAGTCGCGCACGAACGCGGGTTCGGTGATGCGACTGTGTTTGCAATATGTTTTCATGAAAGCTATAGGGGGAATGTTGGCGGCGTTCGCAATGTGCTACCAGCCGCGTGCTTGATTCGATTTTCGGCATGGCCGAGGCTTGCCCTCTCGCATATCCCCGAAAGCGGAGGGTAGTCGTGACGGAAAATGGTTAACCCTTATGTGCGACCGCCGTAGTTCCACCACGCGTTCGAGAGGTCGTTCCTGCCGTTCGCGTTGAACAACCCGCAGTGCGAACCGTCCCTGAGATTGCCACCGCGCTGCAAGAGCAGGAGGAACCCGGCGAAACCGTCACGAATCCCTGAAATATTACCAAGAGTCATACGAGGGTGATGAGGGGGCTTTCGCCCCCTCGCTGGTGCTCACCCCCAACCGCCCGCACTAGGCGTGCGTGCGGCCAAGAACGGATAGGCGACCGCCGCAGATCCACCACGCGTCCGAGAGGTCGTTCCCGCCGCCCGCGCCGAACAACCCGCAGTGCGAACCGTCCCTGAGACCGCCACCGCGCCGCAACTCATGCAGTCCCGGAGCGGAGATCGGGTTGATAATCAGCGCGTCGGTCAGACCGCTGGTGCTTGTCGCACCCACGCCGGTAGGCAGTAGGAATCCGTGCTTTTCGGTGAAGTCGGTCTGCCACTGCCACTGGTTGTCGGCCGCGTCGTTGACTGCCGGGAAATCGCCCACGTGAACGTAGTCGCCGGTTATGGCGGTGCCGCTCGCCTTCGTGGTGTCGAACACCTTCCACACCTCGGTATGGCCGGAAGTGTCTGAATCCTTCACGTTCTTCAGAATGATGTCGCCCTCGGTCTCGTAGACTCCGGCGAACAGTTCGATGCCCTGGAGCTTGATCGGCTGATGGGTTTTGGACACGTCCTCGCGGGGGATGCCGTCGTTGCCGAGCACGCCGTCCGTCGAACCGGTCAGGTACGGCATTTGTGTGACATGCATGGCCGTCGTGGTCGTGAAGGCCGCGCCGGACACGTTGATCGCGGTGGTTGCCGAGTCCACGACGGTCTTGCTGATGACCTTGCGGTATGCCGCCGCCGCGCCGGTCGTATTGTCTCCACGGTCGGTGCCCGTACCAATGCTGACGTAGGAGCCGAGGTCGATGCTTGCCGCGTCAGTGGCCTTGACCAGCGCGCGGGTGACGTTGGTTTCGGCCTTGCTGACGTTGACCTGAGCGGAACCGTTGAAGTCGCCGCCCAAGTGGCGTTCGATGTCCTTGGCCGCGTATTTGAGCATGTGCATGAGCTGCGTGTAGAACGTGTCGGCTGAGGTCTTTCCGCTGTAGCCCTTGCCTTTGCTGGTGGTTACTGCCACGGAGCCTTGTTCGCTCATGGTGGCCTGAATCTGACCCGAGACGGACGCGGCCTTGCCGCCGTAATTGGACAGCGGGTATTTCGCGTACGCCATGCACGGGCGGAGCGAACCGTCCGGCATGAGCGCGCCCGGCATCGGCGAATAGCCGTCGTACTGGGTGTCGGAATACCAGATGGTGCAATGGTTCGTGTCGAACTCGAACCGGTAGAAGCCGGGAGTGGTGATGACGAACACGTCGCCGTTGGACCCGTCCTTCGCGTAATTGCCGGCCAAGCCCTTGATGGCCTTCACGACCGGCGTGCCATCATCGGCCACGGCCACGTTAGCGTCGAACACGCGGAACGCGCTCAAACCAGCGTAATCGTCACGTCCGGCACGATAATTCGAGCTTGGTACGACGGTCAGACCGGCATTGTCGCCGACCTTCACGCCGTCCGACGAATTGGAGAAGCTATAGAGCGGGAAACGCACGCCATACGTGCGCCCGTCACGATGCGCGTCGAAATACTCGCGGACGTTCGACACGACATGTTTCGCACTGTCGTAGGCGAACTTGGTGCCGTCCACGACACCATTCTTCTGCGCACGCTCCAAACGAGCGTAATCACGCAGACGCAAAAACTTGTCAGGATTAGCCAAAACAAACCTCCAAAAATCAAGAGTTAATGAACTGGATGGCCCAATCGACGTCGGACTGGTCGATATCAGCCAACGGATTACCGGTCTGCACCGGAGTGAGCGTGGTCGAATCAACTTCGACCAAATCGGAGAAATTCAAAACCGAAGTCGAATCCGGCACCTGGACGCAACGGACGAAACGCCATGTATCCTCACTCTCTCCGACAGTCACCTCATACGCGAACGTGCTGTCGGTCGGCGGAACGTTGACGGTCGCGATGCCGTGCTCGTCCAGGCGCACCTCGAACGAGTCGCGTACGACGATACGACTGCCGTTCCTGAACCGGCCGGTCGGCACCACATGAATCTTCTCGCCAGCCAAGTCCGCTATGCCATCCGCGCTTGGATGGCCGAAATCGAAATTAATCTGAGTCAAAACATCCTCCTAGAAAACAGGGATATGGAACAATGGGAAAACCCACACACACGCCCATCCAACGGCAACGCGACGATGTGTGGGATTATCCAACGGAATTGGAAAGGAACCAATGCTTTTCGACACATTCGCAACCACCGTTTGGAAACCATCATGCGCGAAACTCCGCGAATGCACCAAAGTAGGCTACGAAAGCGCCTTGAACTGCCATATCCTCCCGCAATGGAGCGGAAGGGACATGGACTCGATCAGCATGGCGGACATCGAATCATGGTTGGACTCCTTCGATAAGCCGGGAGCGGCACGCAAAGCCTACGCGGTGTTCCGCTCGATACTGCGACTCGCGTTCAAACGCGGTTTGACCGACAACGACGTGACCAGACGCGAGATACGCCTGCCACGACTACGGCACTACGAGCCGCAAGTGCTGTCCGTTCCGGAAGTACGCAGACTGTTGAAAGGCTTCTACGGGCATCCATTGGAAGTATGGCTATTGGTGTCCGTGTGCGCTGGATTGCGACGCTGCGAGTCGGTCGGCCTGGAATGGGCCGACTTGGATCTGCGTCGCGGCACGGTCACGGTGAAAAGGTCGGTGCAATGGGTGGCAGGCCATGAGACCGTCACCGAACCGAAGACCGATCTGAGCCGACGAACCGTCGCATTGCCACGGTTCGCGGTCAAACGATTGGCGGAACTACGCCACGGCACGAAGACCGGCCGACTGGTCGGCAGTCTGAACGCGAACCAAGTGGCGAACCACTACCGCAGTTGGTGCAGGCGCATGAACCTGCCCTGCGTACCTCCACGCAACCTACGCCACACGTTCGGCACGTTGGCGATCAAGGCCGGAACCGACATCAGCGTGGTCGCACGACAGCTCGGGCATTCCGACATCCAAACCACCGCACGGTATTACCTCAAGCCCGATCTGAGCGTCCTCAAGGACATGCAGAAAGCATGGCAGAAACTCATACTTACCTGCTGAATAGCTTTCCGTAACCCAGACTCTTATCGCCAGCCAGTATGGCACGGTGACCGGTGTGAAGACCGGCAATGTCGCTCAAATCAACGTGGCTTGGAAGAGCGCGAACACTGCATCATGGGGTAGCGGTAATTTTGGCATAATCCCGGAAGGGTGGCGTCCTGTGGCAGACGTGCGTGGAACGTGGAGCGGCCGTGATGGAGGAAGCCAACGAGAGTTCCTGCTGAAAACGGATGGGACATTCACCTACAGCAATCGCGGTGGCAGTCAGAGCGGTGACTTTTTCGCCACGACGATGACCTATATCGTTGCCTAAACCGTCGTCACCGGAAACGATACGCTGCCGACATGCCATACGTTCCCGGGAATGTTCACATCATACGATGTGCGGAAGGAAACCTTGTTTCCCACGACGTACAGATAACGATCCTGCCCCTGACCTGAACCGGAATTGTCTGCGAACATGTTGAAGCTTTCACTGGCAGCCCGCACGTCCATGCTTGCCAAAGTCACTTCAGTCCACGCCTTATTAAAGAAAGGCCCTTTGTTGACCCACCGGCAGTAGACGGTCGCCAAACCATTGACGACGCATCCACTGATCGTGAATTCCGGGTCAATGGTCACTTTCGTGAAATGAATCGGGGTTACGGAAAGCTATTCGGTCGGCCATACGCCTTGCCACAGGTAATGGTGGCCGACGGTCAACGTCCCGAACACGCTGATTCGCCCATCGGGATGAATCAGCATTGATGCAACGTCATCACCATGACTGACTGAAGTCATGATTGCGTTAGATGATGATGGCCTGAATCCATTCGCAATGGTCTCATTAGCGGCCACATTGTAAAGATTCTTCACTGTGGATTGTGGACTTGCGCTGACTGTCGCGATCACAAGCCCATTGCGTTTTTGCAATCGCAGGGTATTGCCAAAAAACGGGAAAGGCTGCCGTTCAAGGGTTACGGAATCCCACAAAGCCCCTCTCGGCGTGAACAGGCGTACCGGCGTGCCTACCGTGATGCCGTCCAATGGGATACGCCACAACGGCATGTATGCGTCAACCGCGCCGGACAGTATCTTCCCTGACGGAATGGTCGGGTCGGCGGCGGTCGTCGCGTTCGGCGTGCCCTTCAACACGGCCAACTCCACCTTTTCCACGCCGGTCGAGGAATCACGATGGTAGTGCGCGCAAATGATGTCATTGCGTTTCATGCCCTGCGACCCGTTGGAGATCGTCACCGATTCCGCCGCCGTGATATGCCAGTCCAAACCCTGTATCGACGCGCAACCCGTACCGATGGTGGCCCTGTTCGCACTGCCCATCGTGCACTTGAACGCGTCACCCCAGTCGAACACCACATCGGACTTCGAGAACTTGGCCTGATGAATAATCGCCTTGTCCTCGCTTGAAATATGCGCGCGTCCGGCCTTGCCGTCAACCAGTTCGATGGTCACTTTTCAACCTCCTTCAGCCATGCTTCAAACGAAGCGTCATCCTTCTGCATGAACGTCATGAAAGACGTATTGCATTGGGAACATAATTCGTAGATGTCGGGCGGCACATCATCCGCGATGCGGGTCGCCTTGCCAGCCGAATAGCGGCGCACGGTGAACCATTCCCGCGCCTCAGTGTCACCAGCGGCGACATAAGCGGTCTTGCCGCACTTGTCGCACACGTATTTCGAGTAACCGTCAGATTTCACTAGCCTATCCTTTCAAACGTGAAACAACCAAGCGAAGGCAACTGCCTCCACGTGCCGCCGAAATCAACGGAAGGGTTGACACCGGTCGTGTTCTGGACCACGTATCCGATTGGGAACACGACCCTCCCGGAAGCGCCGCCGCCGACATGCGCGCTGATGACACCATCCACGCTCACGATCGAGGAACCGTCCACCCTCACGCCACCCAACACGTCCGTGGACGCCACAGGCAGCGTGTAGGCGTTCGCGCCCCGTTCGACCGAAGCGAGCTTCGACCGCTCGTCATCGGTCATCATGCCCGACTTCGCACTGTCGGCCACGCTCTTGGCCGCATCGGCGACGTTCTTCGCGTTCTCGGCGGTCTGATTCGCCTTGCCGATCTGCGCCGCGAAACCGGAAGCCGTCCTGTTCGCCGCATCGGCGACCTGCCTGACGGAATCCAAATCCTCGGAAGCGACCTCCGCGTTGATAGTGCCGCCTGAAATCGACAGGCCCCGGCCAGCCGTCAAAGACACGCCACCGCCAGCCGAACCCGAAGACGAAGAGGAAGAACCGGAATAGTTCGCGTTCGCCGACTGCACCGGCAGTCCGACCTCGAAAGTCGAAGTCAAAATCCCAGAATCGATTTTCACGATCCGCTTCGTCACCACGGCGGTGACGTTGACGCCGGAAGCCTGATCCGTCGCAACAATCTTGTCATCCACGCGCAGACCGTCGCCGACCTCATCGGACAACGTCACCTCGACCGAACCACCGGTCTGCAATTCCTGCAGATGCTTCTTCGTCTCGGATTGCAGCGTGCCCAAATCCGCGTTGGGATAGTCGTATGTGGCGCAGACTTCGTCAGCGCCTACGAGCGTCTGTGTCTGACTCACCACGCCGGTCGCGTCGGCGAAATAATTGACCACCAGACGGTTCTTGAGCTCCTGCGAGCCAAGGCCGATGAGATGATTCACCGCGCGACGGTTGGTCTCGGCCTTGAAATCCACCAAGTCGGAGTTGATCGTGTTGTCGATGATGCCGACCGGCGTGATGCCAAGCAGGATGTGATTATCCTTGGCTTGGAAGTCGAGGCGTCTGCCGCAGGATGCGAGCAGATTGCGGAATCCTGTGTAGGCGTCCACGTAGCGTGGATTCTGGAACATCCAATTCGACAGAGTGGAAGCATCGGAGGAATCGACAGTGAAAACCGAATCCAAACCGATGCGCTTCAAAAGGTTTTTGAGGATGTCAGGCAGCTTGCCGGAGACGGTCAGGTAATCCTGATTCGCGTCCGGCTGCAATATCTTCGCCGCCAACATGCCAGTCCACGATTGACCTATCCAGGTTGTCGTAGACGTTCCTCCGACGACGGACACGCGACGATCGACTATTCGGCCTCCAACATCACTTCCATCAATCCAGAAATACCAGCCACGTTCAATTTCCGGCGCAGACGGATCGTCGACGGTCAGCTCGAAATCGTTTTCGTCCGTGCCGCAAGCCCAATCCAACGTCACCTGCGATACGCTCGCATGTGGCGTCAGCTTGCCGTCGGCGAGGATAACGTCAACCAAGGCACACCTCCCGAGACGTCAAACATGGTCAAGTCGATGCCATAATTGCCGGAAACCGTCAACAGCGAATCTCCTGCCGGTATCGGCTCGAAAACATATGAGCCGCTTCCGCTGCCGTTGCCGCGAACGCCTTTGTCGAAAACATCCGAAACGTCGCCGTTTTCGGCCGTCAACGTTATCGTCTTCCGCAAGCCGGTGGCCGACAGTGACACATGACCGCCTTCCGGCACTGTCACATCAACCGCGTAAGTATTGCCGCCAATCTGGAAAGACGGGTTGACGCAAGGGCCGAAAATGACCGCAGCGAACTCAGCGGCCTTGCCGGTCGGATTATTCACCGTCAAGGCGATTTTCGACGGAGCCAAATCGGTCGGCAAGTCCAGTGGAAGGTCAATCTGCGCACCGGTGCCTGCCGTCATAGGAAAGAAATGCTGCACCGGCAGCGCGCGACGCCAAACGCCATCGCAAAGGACAATCGTGTAATCGACTTGCGCGTATTCCGGCCATGGCACCAGACCGAGCGAAGAACCGACGACATAAGCTTGTTGCGTCCATTCGCCATCAACCGTCAACGTGCCAGGCCGGACTGCCTGCACGTCCGAATCGAAAGCCGTCTGCACCACGTCCAATCTTGACGGATCCGTGGTGCGGACGGTCATTTTCGCCGTCGAAGCGTTTCTGCTCACCGATTTGATGCCGCGAGTGGCCAGCGTGTACGTCCATGCGTATCCGCGCATTTCCTGCAAATCGGCGACCCACAGACTATCGGTGTTGAGGTCGATGACCGTGCCATCGTACGACGTGTATTTAAGCTCGCGCATATTTGCGGATCAACCTCCCCAAGTCACGGTCGCTGACCGTCGAATCATCGGACGCGGCGGAAATGATAGCGCCGAGGTCATTGTGCAGACTGGTTATCGCGGCAACCACGGAAGCGGTATCAACCTGTATGCTGACCTGACTGCCTGTCATCTGATTGGCAGTGGAAAACACTTCGCGTGGAATCTTCCGCTCGTTCAACAAACGCATGGTATCGACGCCGTAATAGGACGTGGCCGCAGCATTGTGCGTGTACTCACCCGCAGCGAGACGAGCGTTGAGCAGATACACGCTGTCGCTCAAACCGTTGCCGGGTGCCCATGCCGGATCCACGTAGCCGGAGAACATGCCGCCGCCTGCGAATTTCTGGAAGTGGCCATCGGTGAACATTCCACCGGTGTAGCCACCCTCCTTCTTCGTCTTCTCCGTGACGGTGAAGCTCTTGTCCGCGATCTGGTAATTCTGGATGCTTCGCAGGGTTGCGGAAGCATGGTCGGTGACCCTGACGGTGAAGTTCTTGTCGCTGATGGTCTTCCTGTTTATGGAATTCACTTTGCCGGACGCCTTGTCGGAAGCGTTCAGCGTGGTCTTCTTGTCATTCAGCCGCTTATTGTTTACCGCATTGATCTTGCTGGACGCATGGTCAGAAGCGGTAAGGACCATGTTCTTGTTGTTGAGCTTCTTGGCGTTGACGGCGTTGATCTTGCCGCTGGCCTTGTCGGTCGCGTCAAGCTTCGCGGTGCCTTTGGCGTTGTTGACAGACCTGACGTTGCTTTTCGCCTTGTCGGCCTTGCCGGACGCCTTATCGTCGGCATCGAGCTTCGCCTTGCCTTTGGACTTATTGACCGAATCAACGTTCTTCTT